AGAGTAGGAATAGAAACTAACATAAATAACCATTACACAATTTATCCATAATGTATTATAAAGGAACAAAAACAGAGTGCGATGCTTACAACGCATTTGTAACAGCAGGACAGAATTATATCGGAACGACTACTCAATGGGCAGAGCCTTACGAAGTAGATGGATTTTGGTATATTGTAAAAAATAGTAATTACCTTTCAGAAATGGAAGAGGTGGAAGCTATGCCAATAGTCGACGAAGAACTATAAAACAACAAAGCAACTTTATCTAATTAAATCTACTCTATGACATAAACAATAAAAACAAAAAGCATATGGATAGCGAGAGCCTTATATTAATAGTAAGTGGTTTAGCTGGTGCGTTTGGGATTAAAGAGGTTTGGAACATCATAAAAAAGAAGATGGATATAAACCACTCTGTGTCCTCAAGCCATAATAGCTACAAGCAAAAAAGAATAGAAGAACTAGAGGATGAGCTGAAAGAAGCTAATCAAACTATACTTGAGTTAACGATAAGGGTATCTAAATTAGAAGAAAGAATGCTGCACGTTGCAAAGAATAGAGTAAAAAAGTAAAAAAACAAGTAATAATAATAGTAACAACAATAACAAATAAAAAAAAATGGCAAACGAAGTAATTAACTTAAACACGGTATTTAGTGGTTTCAATAGTGGAACAGACTTACAACCAAAGAACACAAGAACAAACAACCAAGGTGTAAAAATTAATGACATCGCAGGGTTTATTAAAATTGTAACAGAAGAACCTGAATCAAACATTGCTGGCGATATGTACTTTTTTAACAATGCGATAAAAGTATGCACAGAGAGTGGAACTCCAGGTGCACCAGCAGGTACACTAGTTACCTTTGAAGCAGCAGGATAAACCTTAACTCCAGGTCAAAGGAGTAACAATTTAATTTAATCTAATTCAATATAATTATGTCTAACGAAATCGTTAAGAACTTAAACTTCGGAGACGAAGGTAAAAATAAAGTGTTTGAAGGTGTATCAAAATTAACACGAGCCGTTAGTTCCACATTAGGAGCTAGCGGTAAGTGTGTAATGCTTGAGGACTCATCTGGCAAACCACTAATCACAAAGGATGGTGTAACTGTAGCAAATGCAGTTATACTTCTAGACCCTGTTGAAAATATGGGTGCAACGCTTTTAAAGGAAGCAGCTAGACAAACTGTTAAAGAAGCAGGGGATGGAACAACTACTGCTACAGTATTAGCACACTCTATATTAAAAGAGGCATTTGCAACAGACAACTACAACTCAAGAGAAATCAGAGATGGTATTAACTCAGCAGTTGAAAAGGTCGTTAAGTACTTAGAGGGCGAATCAGTTGAAGTTAGTGGTGATATGCTAAAGCAGGTTGCCACAATATCTTCTAACAACGACTCTAGCTTAGGTAAAATTATAGCTAAGGCTTTTGAGGATGTAGGAGAGAATGGTGTTGTTAGTATGGAAATATCTAATGACGAGGAAACATCGGCAGAAATAGTTGATGGAGCTTCAATTGATAAAGGATTAAAGAATCACCACTTTATTAATAACAAAGAGAAAGGTACTTGTGAGTTAAATAACCCACTTGTATTAATTGTAGAAAGCAAGATACCTAACGTAAGAAAGGTACAAAGTATTCTTGAGTACGTCATTAAGAATAACAAGGAACTACTAATTATCGGAGATGCCGATGAACAGCTAGTTACAGCGATTTCAATGAACGTATCTAAGGGTAACATTAAAGCTAATATCATTGACGCACCTGACTACGGTATTAATAAAAAGCAAACATTACAAGACTTTGCTGCATTGACTGGAGCAACTGTAATAAATGAGGACTTAGGTGACGATATGGATTTAATTGACGTAAGCCACCTAGGAACGTGCTTAAAAGCCGTTACTACACAAGATGATACTATCATCCAAGTAGAGGAGATTAATGACGACACAAAGGCTCTAATCAAGCAGATTAAAAAAGAACTTAAGACAACAAAGATTAATGGTAAGAAACACTTGCTTGAAAGAAGGTTGTCAAGACTAGCTGGTAAGGTTGGTGTAATTAAAGTTGGTGCAAACTCAGAAGTTGAGTTAAAAGAAAAAGCTGACAGAGTAGAGGATTCTATCTGTGCCACTAAAGCAGCTATTAAAGAAGGTATACTTCCAGGTGGTGGAATTGCATTACTTAATGCTAGTGATAAGGTAACCCCATCTAACATAGGAGAAGAAATACTTCTAAAGGCTATTCAAGCCCCATTTGAAGTTATAATGTCCAATGCTGGTATCACTAAGTTTGAATACCCTACTAAAAAAGGACGTGGGTACAATGTAGTTACAGGAGAAGTAGTTAATATGATTAAGGCAGGAATTATTGACCCACTACTTGTTACAAAGAGTGCATTAAAAAATGCTGCATCTGTAGCTAATACGATACTTGCAACTGATTGTGTAATTAATAACTTAAGAGCATAATGAAGGCAGTAGGAAAGTATATGTTGATAGAGCCTGTAAAGGAAAACGAAGTATCTACAAAAGGTGGTTTAATCTTAGGAGAGAGCCACAGAGAAGATATAAGATACAGAGAGGCTAAAGTAAAAACCATAGGAACATTAGTTGAAGGAGTACAAGATGGAGATACCATTTACTACGACAGACACGCAGGATTTGATATGGAGATAGATAAGGTTATATATAAAGTTATTAAAGAGTTTGACGTTGTTGTTGTTTTATGAAACGTTTAGAGGCCAATGATATAAAGAATTTAAGCCTACTAAAGCATTACCGCATTATCAGGCGGTGGGCTTGCAGAAACAATGGGCTTTCTGATGCAGATCTAGAGTTATTAATTTACCTAGACTGCATTGGTCTTTTTAACAGACTTGATTTTATAGATGGAGCTTATTCTTACAGTTGGGATAATAGAAGATGGGCAAGACTAAAAGCGGATGACTGGATAAATGTGTTTGCTAAAAGAAACAGAACAACTACAAAAAGCAATGTGTATAAAGTTTCTTTTAAAGGCAAGCAGCTGATTAATAGGATGTACCGTATAATGCTAGGAGAAGAGGATATTCCGACTAGCACAAAGAGAAATGTTATAATGAAGGGTAAAAGATACTCTGACAAAGTCCTTATAAAATCAATTAAAAACGTAAACAACGATAAATCAATATAAATAACTATTATGAATGAACTTGAAATGGAACAGGCAAGGTTAGATGGCATGGCAAAAGCCGTACAGGAACAAGCAAATCCAGAAATTGTAAACCCGGCAATAGCCCCTATGACACCTATTGTTGATCCGCTAGTACAAGCAACTAGTACAAATTTTTCACCACGAACCCAGTTTGCGGCCAATAATATTTTTGGTGCTCCAAACGAGAGAGGGCTAGTATAAATAAAAGCTATGAAAAGTAAAAAAATGGTAAAAACAAAAAGGATGTATGGTGCTGAGCAGGGTAGCAATATATTATGGGATGGTCCATTAAATATGGATAACCAGCCACGAGGCTACGGGTCTAGTAGTGGTTGCAAAGGTATTCAGTTATTGGCTAAGAATATGCCAGAATATATTCCAGGCCCAATCTCAAAGATTGCTAAAGGCAAGGATGGAATGGGTATGAATTAGTGACTGTGGCTGATTTTAAGCTTTATATCGCTAATGCTTTGGTGATGATGATAACTATGTCAGACATAGAGGTCATACTTAAGATACTTTTATTAGTTGTTACAATAGGATATACTGCTTTTAAGTGGTTGGCTGTTGTTAAAAAATACAGGGATGAAAAAAATAAGTGAACATATATCATATAAGGAGGCAGTCAGAAGTGACACAGCGGATAGATTAAACATAATTAACATCCCTGGAGAGACCGAATTGGATAATATGAGTACTATATCAGAAAAGATATTTGAACCCCTTAGAAGTCACGTAGGAGGTCCTATACGCATTAATAGCTTCTTTCGTTCAGTTGAATTAAACAAAGCTATTGGGGGAAGCTCTACTTCGCAGCACTGCAAGGGACAAGCTTTTGATTTAGATGACTCTTATGGATGCATGAATAATGCTGAGATGTATAAGTTTGTAAAAGATAACTTAGACTTTGATCAGATGATATGGGAGTTTGGTGATGATGAAAATCCTAATTGGATACACATATCTTACATTTCCCAAGAGAAGAATAGGAATAGATGCCTAAAGGCTTGGAAAGAACATGGTAGAACTAGATACACAATAATATAATGGCATATAAACAACCACATAGCCCGCTGTTTGCTAAGAGTAAGCCGCCGGCCCCATCAAAAAAGAAATCTTTAGGTTACTACAACGAAGCAAAGCCAACCGGTACAGGTGCAGCTGCTGGAGGTGGTATGACAGAAAAAGGAGTTAGCAAATATAAAAAAGATAACCCTGGTAGTAAACTACAAACGGCGGTAACAACACCTCCATCAAAACTTAAACCTGGTAGCAAGCCTGCCAAAAGACGTAAAGCATTTTGTGCTAGATCTAAAAGTTGGAAGAGTGATAGAGGCAAGGCTGCTAGAAGAAGATGGAACTGTTAATAATAAATAAATAAACGAAGATGAAAGATAAAAGTATGATTGATATGGCTGGTACCTCTATGGGCTCTGGAGTAAAAATGTGTGGAAGCCAAGTAGGTAAGCATATGAAAATGGGTGGTCCAAAGATGATGGGCGGTGATGGAAAGAAAGGCTTTAGAGAGTCATTTGCTGCAAATAAAAAAGCTGGTAAGAAAGAGTTTAAGTACGAAGGTAAAATGTACAACACAAAAACTGCTGAAGAAAATGCAAAAGGGATGAGTGACAAAGGCTTATATAAAGCATTTGAAAAAGCAGAGGCTATTGTAAATTCTTTTGAAAATGTACCTGGCTCCTCTAAACTAAAATCTAGAGAAGAACAATTTAATTCTTATTTAAACGAAGGTTTAAAAAGGGAAAGTAAAATGGGTGGTGCAAAAATGATGGGTAAGAAGTCTTACGGCAAGTAATGGCATTTAAACTATCTAACCCACCATATAACAGTGAGCCGACCCCAGTCTATCAAGCGGACTTGGGGCCTGGCGTTCTTGGGCAAAGTAATAACAACGGCACTATCATAATAAATGAGAAGCTAGACCCTAAGTTTCACAACGAGGTTATTGGGCATGAGGAAGTCCACATAAATCAAATGTCACGAGGTGACTTAGATTATGATGATAGCAACATTTATTGGAAAGGTAAGAAGTACTCAAAGAATAATCCTAAGATAGCTATGGCAAGTCCTGCTAATTCTCCTTGGGAGAAAGAGGCTTATAAAAAATCTAAGACTAAATATAAAGATACAAAATACAATGTCTAAAAAATTTAAAGATACAAAGCTTGGTATTTTCTTAGGTAATACAGCACCGCACATATTGGAAGTTGCAGGAGACTTGTTACCAAATGCAGGTGTACTAGGAATAGTTAAGAACCTAATTGAAAAAGACGATAAGATTAAACCTGAGGACCGGATGGAAGCGCTAGCCCAAACAAAAGAAATGTATGAGCTAGAAATAAAAGATAGGGACTCGGCTAGGAATAGAGAGATAGAAGTTAAGAAGACTGGTAATAAGGATATTATGATGACTTTTACCGGGATTGTTGGCCTTCTGTCATTTATGTTTATTATATATGCTGTTGTTTATGAGGAGGGTGTTTTGCATAATGATCTATTTGTACATCTGATGGGTATGGTGGAAGGCGTAGTAATTTCAAACATATTTGCCTATTACTATGGTAGTAGTGCAGAAAAGTAAAGAAAAGCAAGTAATAATAAGAAGTAACTAATACAATTAAATTTAATATAATGAGAATAACAGATGAAGAGCTAGAGCTCATCAGAGGGCAACAAACAAAAATTGCTCAGATTAAGCAAGACATCGGGACACTAGAACTTAGGAAACACGAAGTAATAGGCGTTATGCTTGATGTAAATCAAGAAGTCGAAGAAACAAAAACTACACTTGAAGAAAAGTATGGTCGTGTAAACATTAACCTTGACGATGGCAGTTATACTGCTGTTGAGGAAGAAGAATCTAAGTAATGAGTAGTGTTATAAGAAAAATCAGTATAGGATCTGATTATAAAAATGATGCGATGCACTACTCCGTTGGACAACAGGTGTATGGTGGTCATGAAATATCTGATATTCTCTTTGATGAGAAAGATAGCTCTTATAACATATACATAAAGAAAAGTGATGAGATCTTGCCTTGGAAAAAGTTCAATAGTAATATGGCTATTTCAGTCGAATACGACTTACAGTATTAATGAAAAGTATCCACGATTTTATCGTAAAACCCATTGAGGGTCGATACAACAATACTGTCAAGGTTAATGAGATTGATTTAATAGTTAATACTAGGATAGAGGAGTACAAGAATGTAAGTAATGTTGCTGAAGTTGTTGCCTTGCCATTAGCTATAGATACCGATATAAAAATTGGGGATAAAGTTATTTTACACCACAATGTATTTAGGAGGTTTTATGATATTAGAGGGAACGAAAAAAACAGTAGGAGTTTTATTAAAGAAAATATGTATGCTTGTTCACCTGAGCAAATATATATGTACGGAGCAAATAAGGCTCATCTGGATTATTGTTTTGTAAAACCTTTAGTAAGCCATGACATTTTCTCTTTAGATAGAGAGAAGCCTCTTGTAGGATTGTTAAAGCACGGAAACAAAGGTCTTGAGGAAATGGGTATAAACGAAGAGGATTTAGTATCCTTCAGGCCAACGTCAGAATTTGAGTTTATCATTGATGGCGAACTATTATATTGTATGAAATTAATTAACATTGTTGCGAAACATGGACGTAAAGGAAACGAAGAGGAATATAATCCAAGCTGGGCAAAAAGCAGTTGAGGAATTAATAAAGGTTGCTAAAGAGGCCATTGTTGATTCAGACGATGACTTAACAGCGGACAAATTAAAGAATGCTGCAGCAACTAAAAAGCTAGCAATATTTGATGCCTTTGAAATTCTAAACAGGATTGAGCAGGAGGAAGAGATGTTAGAGGACAAGCCTAAAGACGACACTAAGAAGAAGAGTGAGTTTAAAGGGTTCGCAGAAGGTAGAGCTAAATTCAGTTAATATGTACGAACAGACACTATATAAAGTACTGGACAACTACATAAAGGCATCTACAATAAAAAAGAAGAACAGGCACAAGTCCTGGAAGTACGGTTATGATGCAGATCATGACATGGTCATTATAAGTAAAACTGGTAAGATAGGAGAGATTTACGAAATACAAAATCTCAAGATAGCTTTACCTGCTGAATTTGAAATTCAAAACTTTAAAGGCCAGCGATGGGTTAACACAGAATACCCTAAGGAATTAAGTAGAATAAAAACAATCTTTGATTGGAAGGACTATCCTGAAGATTTTAAAGAACAATGGTACGACTATATTGAGAAAGAATTTGAAAGAAGGGAACAAGGATTTTGGTTTAATAATAAGGGTAACCCTACTTACATTACTGGTACTCATTACATGTACTTGCAATGGTCAAAGATTGATATTGGGCCACCAGACTTTAGAGAAGCAAACAGATTGTTTTATATATTCTGGGAAGCCTGCAAAGCAGATTATAGATGTTTTGGAATGGACTACCTTAAAAACAGACGGAGTGGATTTTCGTTCATGTCATCTGGAGAAATTGTCAACCTCGCAACTATGTCTACCGACTCTAGATACGGCATACTTTCAAAGTCAGGGCCTGATGCAAAAAAAATGTTTACCGACAAGGTTGTACCAATATCAGTCAATTATCCGTTCTTCTTCAAACCCATCCAAGATGGTATGGATAGACCGAAAACAGAATTGGCATATAGAGTCCCTGCTTCAAAACTTACAAGGAGGAAACTTGACGCTAATGAGAACCCAGAGGATCTCAAAGGATTGGATACTACGATTGACTGGAAAAATACAGGTGACAACTCCTATGATGGAGAAAAATTAAAGTTACTTGTACACGATGAATCTGGTAAGTGGGAAAGACCTAACAACATACTTAATAACTGGAGGGTAACAAAAACTTGTCTTAGATTAGGTAGCAGAATTATTGGAAAGTGTATGATGGGTTCAACATCAAATGCTTTAGATAAGGGAGGTGACAACTTTAAAAAACTATATTATGCATCAGACGTTACAAGAAGAAACAGCAATGGACAGACTGCTTCAGGATTATATTCTTTGTTCATACCTATGGAATGGAACTACGAGGGATACATTGATTCTTATGGACTACCTGTATTCGATACTCCCGAAGAACCAATCGAAGATCAGTATGGAATACCGATAACAACAGGTGTAATAGATTACTGGAATAACGAAGTAGCTGGTTTAAAAGAAGATCAGGACGGCTTAAATGAATTTTACAGACAGTTTCCTAGAACAGAACAGCACGCATTTAGGGATGAGGCAAAAGAATCTTTGTTTAACCTAACAAAAATATACCAGCAGATAGATCATAATGAATCTATGGCTGCTAGCACATTGGTTACAAGAGGAAATTTCCAATGGGAGAATGGTATTAAGGACACAAAAGTAATGTTTATGCCGCACAAGGATGGCAGATTTTACGTTTCTTGGATACCACCTTTGGGTATGCAAAATAGGATTATAAATAAAAACGGTACCAATTACCCTGGCAATGAGCATTTAGGGGCTTTTGGATGTGACAGTTATGATATATCTGGCACGGTAGATAGTAGAGGATCTAACGGAGCATTGCACGGATTAACTAAGTTTAGTATGGAAGATGCTCCAAGTAACCACTTTTTTTTAGAGTACATTGCAAGACCCCAGACAGCAGAGATATTTTTTGAGGATGTATTAATGGCTTGTGTATTTTATGGTATGCCAATACTAGCAGAGAATAACAAACCAAGGTTATTGTATCACTTTAAGAATAGAGGATACCGAGGCTATTCGATGAATAGACCAGATAAGTTATATAATAAGTTGTCTGTTACAGAAAGAGAGATAGGTGGTATACCTAACTCAAGCCAAGACATTATGCAAGCACATGCTGCTGCAATAGAAACATATATAGAGGAACTTGTAGGAATTTTAGGTGATGATGAAATGGGGGACGTTTACTTCCAAAGAACCCTGGAAGACTGGGCAAGATTTAATATAAACAATAGAACAAAACACGATGCTTCTATAAGTTCTGGACTTGCCATCATGGCTTGCAATAGAAATAGATATGCACCCGTTAATAGAGTGGTAAGAAAAAATATAAATCTAGGGTTGAAGAGATATGACAACTCTGGAAGTTATTCAAAAATAATAAATTAAATGAACGTAGGCGCAAACCCAAACAGTGTATTTCCTAGCCAAGTTGTTAGTGACGCAGAAAAATCAAGCTACGAGTATGGCGTTCAAGTTGGTAGAGCTATAGAGCAGGAATGGTTTAGACAAGGAGGTAGCGGGAATAGGTTCGCAACAAATACAAGCAAGTACCATTCATTAAGACTATACGCTAGAGGCGAACAGCCCGTACAAAAGTATAAAGACGAGTTGGCTATTAACGGTGACTTATCTTATTTAAACTTAGACTGGAAGCCAGTACCCGTAATTTCTAAATTTGTGGATATTGTAGCAAACGGCATTAATGAAAAGGAATACGAGATAAAAGCATACGCTCAAGACCCCGGGTCTACAAAGAAAAGAACTGACTATGCCGAAAAGATGTTGCAAGACATTATAATGAAGGAGCAGTTGCTTAAGCTAAAGGAACAGACAGGGATTAACGCGTTTAATACAGATAACCCTGACAAGCTTCCTGATACGCCGGAAGAGTTAGCTACTCATATGCAGCTTGATTATAAGCAATCAATAGAGATAGCTGAAGAAGAAGTTATAAACCAAGTGCTTGCTAAAAACAAGTTCCATGAGATTAGAAAAAGATTTAATTACGATCTAACCGTATTAGGGATAGGGGCAGTTAAAACAACATGGAACAAAGCAAATGGGGTTGTTACAGAATACTGTGATCCAGCTAATATGGTTTATTCTTATACAGATGATCCAAACTTTGAAGATGTATATTATGTTGGAGAAGTAAAATCGGTATCAATACCGGAGCTAAAAAAGCAATTCCCGAATATACCAGAAGAGGAGCTTAAGCGCATTGAAGAAATGCCAGGCAATAGAAACTATGTTGCGGGGTGGCAAGGATATGACGAGAATACAGTACAAATATTATACTTTGAATACAAGACATATAACAACCAAGTATTTAAAATAAAGCAAGGGCCTAACGGTTTAGAAAAAGCAATACAAAAAACAGACAGTTTTAATCCTCCAGAAAATGATACGTTTAAAAGGGTATCAAGAAGCATAGAGGTATTATATAGTGGTGCTAAAGTATTAGGCAACAATCAAATGCTTGAGTGGAAGTTAGCGGAAAATATGACGAGACCTTTTTCTGACACAACTAAGGTTGATATGAATTATGTTATTTGTGCACCAAGGATGTATAATGGAAGGATTGATTCATTAGTTAACCGTATAACAGGGTTTGCCGATATGATTCAATTAACTCACCTTAAGTTACAGCAAGTAATGGCAAGGATGGTTCCTGATGGGGTGTTCTTAGATGTAGATGGATTGGCAGAAGTAGACTTAGGTAATGGAACAAACTACAACCCCGCAGAAGCACTTAATATGTATTTCCAAACAGGTAGTGTTTTAGGTAGGTCAATGACGCAAGATGGGGAATTGAATAGAGGCAAGGTGCCAATTCAAGAATTGCAAACATCGAGCGGGGGAGCTAAGATACAATCACTAATACAAACGTATCAATATTATTTACAAATGATACGAGATGTAACTGGTTTGAACGAAGCGCGAGATGGTTCAGCTCCGGCTAAAGATGCACTCGTAGGGCTACAAAAGATGGCCGCTAACCAGTCCAACGTAGCAACTAGACATATATTGCAAGCAAGTTGTTATTTAGCTCTTAGAACGTGTGAAAACGTATCTAGAAGGATAGCTGATTCTTTAGAGTTTGCACTAACAGCTAGCTCATTAAAAAATAGTATAACACATTTTAATGTTGCTACATTAGAAAGTATTAAGGAGCTTAACTTGCATGACTTTGGTATATTCTTAGAATTAGAACCGGATGAAGAAGAAAAAGCACAGTTAGAGCAAAACATACAAGTTGCTTTACAATCAGGCGGTATTGATTTAGAAGATGCAATAGATATTAGACAAGTAAAGAACTTGCAGTTAGCAAATGAAATACTAAAGACCAGAAGAAAAGAAAAAGCGCAAGCCACACAACAGGCGCAACAAGCTAACATACAAGCACAAGCGCAGGCGAACGCACAGTTAGCGGAGCAAACAGCTATGGCCGAAGTACAGAAGCAGCAGGCATTAACAGCAGAAAAAGTAAGCCTTGAGCAAGCTAAATCGCAATTTGATATACAAAGAATGCAAGCGGAGGCCCAAATAAAACGAGAGCTAATGGCTGAAGAGTTCAATTTTAACATGCAACTAGCTCAAGCAAGGATTAAGTCTGAGACACAAAGAGAGCAAGAGATTGAGGATAGAAAAGACCAGAGAACAAAAATTGCTGGAACTCAACAATCAGAAATGATTGATCAAAGGAAAAACAATTCATTACCGAAAAACTTTGAAAGTTCAGGTAATGATGTATTAGGAGGCTTCGGACTAGAAAAGTTTGGGCCTAAATAGAATTTTTTTAATTTATATTATATTATATTATGCCAGAAGAAGTAAAACAAGAGGGTGACTTTAAAATAAAAAGTAAACCTAAAATGAAAAAGTTTAATAAAGATACCGAGGCTATCAAAGTAGATTTATCTACAAAAGACAAGGTTGAGGAAGATGTTATTAAGGTTGATTTAAACCAAGACAATGCCGATAAAGAGCAAGAAACAACAACAGTGGTTGCAGATAAACCAACCGAAATTGTACAAAAAGTGGATACAGAAGTATCATCAGGGGAAAGTTCCATTCAAGATGAAGGGTTTGCAGGCATCCAAGAGATAACGGAAGAGGAAGCTAAAGAAGTAAAAGAAGTTGTAAAGGAAGCTAAGGAAGCAATCAGAGACGAAAAGATTACGGGTAAGCCGTTACCCGAGAACGTTGAGAAGCTTGTTGCCTTTATGGAAGAAACGGGAGGAAATGTAGAGGACTATGTTAGGCTTAATGCAGATTACTCAAACGTAGATAGTGATGTGCTTTTAGAAGAGTACTATAAAAAAAGTAAACCTCATCTAGACGATGAAGAAATAAAATTCCTTTTAGAAGACAATTTTTCGTATGACGAAGACATTGACGAAGAAAGAGATATACGTAAAAGAAAATTAGCGTATAAAGAAGAAGTTGCAAAAGCCAAAAGCTTTTTAGAAACCTTGAAGGGTAAATACTACGATGAGATTAAGTTAAGACCAGGCGTAACCCAAGAGCAGAAAAAAGCAATGGACTTTTTCAACCGATACAACGAAGAAGCAAGCTTAACCGAGCAGAAGCACGACAGGTTTAAGAAAGCTACATCTAATCTTTTAAACGACAATTTCAAAGGTTTTGAATACGAAGTCGGAGGAAAGAAATTTAGGTATGGTATTAATAACCCAAGTAAAATTGCTGAGCAACAATCTAGTATTGATAATTTTGTCAAAAAGTTTGTCGACGAACAAGGCGAAATAGTTAATCACGAAGGTTATCACAAGGCAATATATGCTGCTCAAAATATGGACCAGATTGCTAATCACTTTTATGAACAGGGCAAAGCGGATGCTGTTAAGGACGTTGTAAATAGTTCAAAGAACATTTCAGACACTCCAAGACAAACAGCTGGCGATGCAGTTTTTGTAAATGGCATTAGGGTTAAAGCTGTAACAGGAGCGGATTCTTCAAAATTAAAAATTAAAAAATCACAATTTAACAATTAAAAAAACAAAACAAAATGGGAAATTTTGGAACGGGTATAGACCCACTAGGCAAATTTAGCTTAGTACCAACACCAACAAAAACCGCCTTAGTAGGCAATTATTTAGACTTCACAGATGCTGGAGCAAATTCAAATAACTTTGCACAACAATATTTACCAGAGCTTTACGAGGCTGAGGTAGAGCGATATGGAAACAGAACTTTATCTGGATTCTTACGCATGGTTGGTGCTGAAATGCCAATGACTTCTGATCAAGTTGTATGGTCTGAGCAAAACAGATTGCACATCGGGTACGAAAATGATGCAGTAACTGCTAACTCTACAGTGTCTATTGTAGCTGCTACAGGAGTTGTTACATTAGGTTCTGCATTAAACAATTCAGTAAGAGTTGGAAACACAGTAGTAGTATCTAGCGCTGATGGACTAAGAACCTTGAAAGCATATGTATCTGTTGCGACTCCAGGAGCTCAAACTTTTACTTTATTGCCTTATACTCAACAATTGTTTTCATCGAATGCTGCTGGCGACGTAACTTTTGGGAACGAGGCTGTAAATTTATTCGTTTACGGTTCTGAGTTTGCTAAAGGAACAAATGGAATGTTAGGTTCTTTAGAGGCTTCTTTTACTCAGTACAGTAACAAGCCAATTATTATTAAGGACACTTATCAAATAAGTGGCTCCGATGCTGCCCAAATTGGATGGGTTGAAGTTGCTACTGAGGATGGAGCATCAGGATACCTATGGTACTTGAAGTCTGAAGGAGAAACAAGATTACGTTTCCAAGATTACTTAGAAATGGCAATGGTAGAAGGTGAATTAGCTGGTAATGGATCAACTGTAGCCGCTGCATTGAATGCAACAGTTACATCTGCTGGTACTGAAGGTTTATTTGCTGCAGTAAAAGCAAGAGGTAATGTATACCAAAACTATGCAAGTGGCGATGTAACCCCAGGAGTTGGAAACAGAAGTGCTTTGCAAGACTTTGATTTCATTCTACAGAATCTTGATAAGCAAGGAGCAATTGAGGAGAATATGTTATTCTTGAATAGATCTACTTCTTTAGATTTTGATGATATGTTAGCTGCACAAAATTCTTACGGGGCAGGTGGTACATCTTATGGTGTATTTGAAAACTCTGAAGAAATGGCGTTGAACTTAGGATTTGATGGTTTTAGAAGAGGTTCTTATGACTTTTACAAGACTGATTGGAAATATTTAAACGATGCTTCTACAAGAGGTTTAGTTAAAGATATTGACGGTGTTATGGTCCCTGCTGGAACAAGCACAGTAT